GTTCGAGTGTCTCGCTAAATGACATCTTCGACGGCGCTGGGAGCGACATCTACCGCTACGTTATAAACGTCGAGAGCTCGTCCGTCGATAAAGTGAACGTGCTTGCTCGCTGGCGTTCATCGGGCGCTGATCTGTCTGCGGCCAATTCATACGGGGCGACCTATAGCGGGAGAGTCGATAACGCCGAGACCGGCGGTCAGACGGTGGGGCAGACCTTGACTGCCATGTACTTCTCATATGCGCGCGCCAGCGGTCACACCGTCGCGCAGGGTATCATCTCGCGACCTTCATCCACGACTCTCGTGAAGACGCTAATGACACTTATTTATGGAGCCAACTGGTTGCTTTATGACATGGGCAACTACACGACGAACGCGACGGCGCGCACAGGGCTGACCATCTACCCGAGCTCGGGAACAATGACGGGGACGATCAAAGTGGAGAAGGTCGCATGACGACAGACATCACACCGAAAGACTCGATCGTTCGTGTGCTGCTCGACACGAAGCCGTTGCCGAGACGCGACGTGGACGAAAGCGCGCTCCCGCACGAGATCACTGTCGCCGATCTTCGAGCAGAAGCGTATCGAGAGAAAGCCGACCCGTTGTTCTTCAAGTGGCAGCGCGACGAGGGCACGAAGGAAGAATGGCTAGCGGCGATCGAGACGATCAAGAAGGATTACCCGTACACTGAGGCCGAGGGAGGCAAACTAAATGGCTGAGAACAGTTACCCGTTCTATGGGGTCACAACAAGCGAAAACGAGTTCAGCGCATGGGTCGCGGCGCTAGTCGGTTCTGGGGTGATCTCAGGGCTCGCAGTCGCAGCTGGTAGCGGCATGTCTGTCGACGTCGCGGCTGGTGCTGCTCTCGCTCGCGGTCGCTACTACGAGAACACTGCGACGAAGAATGTCGCGGTCACTGCTGCACCTGTTTCTGGGACTCGCAAGGATGCGATCATTCTGAAAGTCGACTTCACGACGAAGACGATCGTCGTCACGAAGAAGGACGGCACGACTGCTGGCGGTGGCACGCTTCCGACTCTGCAGCAGGATAACAGCGTCTGGGAGATCAAGCTGGCCGAGGTTACGGTCGCGGCTGGGACTATCTCGATCACTGGTGGAATGCTCGCTGCGACAGCGTCGACTCTGCCCGTTCAGGTGTATTCGTTCGCAGCTGTGAACGATCGCCCCGCGCCGAGCGAGTCGTTCGCGCTTGGGCTCGATGTGACGACGAAGATTCCTTATATCTGGTCGAGCGGCGCATGGTCGACTCTCAAAGTTGCAGTGGCTGATCTGAGCGGCACGCTTCCGATCGCTCAGGGGGGCACTGGGGCTGTGACTGCTGCAGCTGCACGCACAGCGCTCGACGTAGCGAAGGCAAGCGACGCGGCGTCTCTCACTGGCGGGACGCTTGACAGTGCCCGTCTTCCGACTGTGCCGATCTCGAAGGGTGGCACTGGGGCGACGACGAAGACTCTCGCTCGCGAAGCTCTCGGCATCTTTGTTCAGTCGGCACCGATGACGGGCGCTAACGCGGTCGGCGACATCAGGCTCTGGTGATCTGATTTGGCTACTCATAGCTTCGGCGGTTCGATCTCTAACACGAACTACACGAGTTACGCGCCGTCTTCGGTGTATCGTGACGGCACTGCTTTGCCGACTGCTCGACTTGCGAAGAATGGCGCGCGCCCGATGCGCATATCGAGCGTCTCGGCTGCGAGCGCTTACAATGCTGGCGGCATTAGTGCTGCGATGGAGAGTGTCGCGGGTTCGCTTGGTGGCGGGTATTATTCGACGTCTGGCGGCACTGGTCGGATGCGCGTCTATTACACGAGCGGCACGCTGTACTTTGGGCGCTGCGCTGGTGACGGCGGTTCGATCATCGACTTCGGCGACGGTTCAAGTCTGACGGGTTCCATCCCCGGTTCTCTGCAGTGGCAGCAGGCGCCGAACGCGCCGACCGGGTTGAGCGCAAGCTCACCGCTTCCCGGTCAGCTGACTGTGAACTGGGTTGCCCCGGTCGACTTCGGCGACAGCGCTCTCACTGGGTATCGCGTCGAAGTGTCGGCGTCGCCCACGTTCGCGAGCGGCGTCACGACTGTCGACGTCGGGCTCGTGCTGACGACGACGATCTCGGGGCTTATCCCCGGCACGCTGTACTACTACCGAGTGGCAGCTAAGAACGCAGTCACGACGACAGCAAGCACGACAGGCGTCGATTCCGCGACGAGCTCGCAGCTGGTTCTCGCTGCAGCGCGACGTTGGGATGGTGCCGCAGAAGTCGCGACAGCTTCGATGAAACGGTGGGACGGCACTCAGGAAGTCACGATCACTACTGCGGTACGATGGGACGGCACTCAGGAGGTTGCGCTCACATGACGAAATGGCTCGCAGAAGTTGCTGACGACGAGAAGACGCCGAAGCATGGCGAAGTCGTCGAGATCGAGGCGCGCACTGAGATCGCAGCGCGCGAGCAGATCATTGCCGACCCCGAGCTCGGGAATCATGTCAACAAGATCACGAAGATCGTCACTCGACGATCGAAGGAGAAGCTATGAACGACGAGAAGTCTGACGACGGCACGACCAAGAATGGCGGCAAGTAAATGGCTATCACCGAGATGCAGATCAAGACTTGGCTGAACGCTCCCGCATCGGGTTCTGGCGTTTATCAGCGCGACTGGGATCAGCTTTGCCAAGCTCTCATGTGGCGGCTTATTGACGCTTTCGGGACGCCTGCGACGCCTGACGAGTACGCTTCGGCGCGCACTGCTCGGCTTGCGTCGACGATCGTTTCGACGATCGCAGCGGCGGCACCGGCTGGCGCGTTTCACTGGTACGACATCGGCACTTATGGGCATGTCAGCGTGAGTCTTGGTGGGTCGCGCACTCTCATGGCTTCGCGTCACGTCTCGGAGCGTTGGGCGCTCAACGCTGGGGTGACGACGGTCGAGGCTTATGTGAAGGCAACGGGCGCGCGCTATCTCGGGTGGTCGCATACGAACGGCGCGCGAAACGATGTCGAGATCACGCCGTCGACCGCGCCTGCATCGTCTGTCTCGTCGGACAATGTGAAGCTGATCGCGCGCTTCCTAAATTCGCTCAAGCTTGGGCGCACGACGACAGCAGATGTCGACGGCGCCCCCGGTGAGAAGTTCTACTGGCTTGCGCAGACATGGGGGAGCAAGAACGGGCACTACCCGCAACCGGCTTATCTGATCGACGGGAAGACTGGGGCTCGCACCGAGGCGATCATCGCGGGTGCTTTGCTCGCTGCGGCGAAAGCATGGGAGACGCCGCCGACGCCGCCGCTTCCTGCCTATGTTGCACCGACTGAGGCGCAATATAAGGCGCTCATGGCTGAGCTTGGCGCGGCACGCACGACGATCGTGAAGCTGAACGCTGAGGTCGCGACGTTGGGCAAGAAGATCGAAGCTGGTCGATTGGCGCTCGCATGATTCTCGCGCATGGGCATCGTCGACGTCTCCGGTGGGAGCGGTCGATCTGGGCGGTCGACTTGATCGCTTACGGGTTGACCGCGATCTCGGGCGGCTTTGCTTTGTTTCACACGAGCGAGTATGTCGAGCGAGTGGTGATCGTCGACTGGGTGATCGTCGTCTGGGGGTTTCTGCTGCTTGTCGGTGGTGGGTTGGCGTTCGCGGGTCGTCTGCTTCGTCTTTGGGTGATCGAGCACTTCGCGAATGTTTGGGCGTCTGCTGGTGTTCTGCTGTATGCGATCATTCTTGTGCCTGCAGTGTTGGAGGGTGCGTCTCTCGCTCTGCTCGGGTGTGTGGTGATCGCGTGGCTGTTTGTTCTGCGTCGTCATCTTGAGCTTAAGATTCTCACGAGTGAGCCGGGGCTCAACTCGTTCCGCAAGCGGCTGGATGCCGCTCTGAAACGTCGAACAGAGAATATCGTCGCCACGCGATCGTAGGGGGTCGCATGACGTTCGAGAACACACTGCCGCTAATTGTTGCGTTGGGTGGTGGCGCTGGTATCGGCTTGGGCATCAAGGCTCTCGTCGATACGATCATCGCTGTGCGCGCTGGGGTGTCTGCGCGTGAGGGGAAGCGTCGCACTGACATCGTGCAGCAGCGCGACACGGCGCTCGCTGAGATCGCTGTCGAGCATCGTCGCGCGTTGACTGCTGACGCTCGCGCGGATGAAGCTGTGATGGTCGCTGATTGGGCTGAACGGAATACTCAGATCGCTCGATCGAATGAGACGCGAGCTCGCGAGCACGCTGCTGAGCTTCGTCTGCTGCTCATGGAGAAGGCGAAGCTTCGACGCAATGAGCTACCGGATTGGCCGATCATGGACGAGACTGTTCCTCGCAGTGTGTTGAACGCACTGCTCAATCGAAAGGACGAAGGATGATTCAGTTCACTCTCGACCCGCAGCTGGTTATCACGCTGCTCGTCGGTACTGTGTTGCCGTTGCTTGTTGGTCTTGTGACGCGAGTCACGACGTCGAGCGCGGTCAAGGCGGTGCTGCTCGCGGCGCTTGCGTTGGTGTCGTCTCTGCTGAGCGAGCTCGGCGCGGCGATCGCGAATGGGGTGCCGTATGATCTCGGCGTCGGTTTGTTCGTGGCGTTGCCGACGTTTCTGATCGCTGTCGGTTTGCACTTTGGTTTGTGGAAGCCGATTGGTGCTTCTGCTGTCGTGCAGAGTGTCGGCTCGAACTAACTCGCTAGTCGAGAGCCGCCAGTCGTGTCTGATTGAGGCACCGCTGGCGGCTCTCGCTGTTTCTGAGACTCTGCGTGCTTGCGGGCGTTTCGAGTTCTCGACGTCTTAGGCGAGCGCTGAGCGTTTCGAGCTTTCGACTGGCTGATCGCGTTCCGCGTGGAACATTCGCGCGACTCGCTGGTCGACTTGACAACTTCTGTAACGTCGTTACTCTGACTAGTACAAAGTTGTTACACTCTCAAATGAAAGGCACACCATGTCACTCAGCGCGCTCGACGTCGCGACACGTCACATCGGATTCGGCAGCTACGTCACGCACGAAGACAACTTCGGCGGTTACGACACTCACATGGTTGTCGACGTTCGCGCTGTCAGCGTCGAGGTTGTCATTCGCAAGCTCGACAACTCGCGCACGTTCGAGATCGTCCCGCTGCACCGCATCATCGGTGTCGGCGCAACTCCGAGCGATGCTGCTGCGATGAAAGATCGCACGCTTGCCGCTCGTCGTCTTGCGAACAAGCCGAGCGTGCCGATCTGCCCCGCTCACGGTGCAGACTGCACAGACTGGGCGACACTGTGATTCGCTGGGTGTCGTGCTCTCAAGAAATGTCTTGGGATGCTTCGCGGTATTCGCACACTCTGCGAAACGCGCTCGATACCAGCTGTGGGCACTCTGCCACGCACGCAGACATCTGGCGTCTCGCATCGACTAAGCCGCGCTGCCCGAAGTGTCTCGCGAGAGTCACATCGTGAGCGCGCAGACCGTGATCACTTGCGACAGTTGCGGCGCTCACGAGATCACCCGTAACGGCATGTCGCCGTCGAACGTGCGCCGCTGGCGTCTCGTCGACAAGGGCTGGAAGTCGAAGCGCTCTCGGAAGTTCGTCCACGTCGTTCAGCGCGGCACAGTGTACGAGCGAGGCGTGTTATTCACTGAGGCGCTCGACTTCTGCCCCGACTGCGTCGCTCTCGGTTACGACAAGACAATCTCAGCCCCGATCATCTAGTTAGCCAATCACGAAAGGAAACACCATGCTTTACATCTGCCGAGGCGCCAGCTGCAAAGTGCAGTCCGTCGATCAGAATCGACTCGACGAGCACATTCTCGCCGAGGGCACCAGCACGAGCTACACGATCAAGAAGGGAGAATAGCGATGCTGACTCACGATGAAGCTCTCGAAGCTCTGCGCGAGCTCGCAGCTGCGCGACCGCTGCTCGATCACTGGACTGCAGCGACACGCGCCACGATGATTCTTGATCGTTCATCACTGCGATCGCTCGACGTCGTCAACTATCTATTCCATCAGGAAGTCGAAGGCATCGCGCTCGCACGCATCACACCGATATTCGGCACTCGTCTGCGTCTGCTGTATGTGCAGCAGTACGGGGTCGCGCCGTTGCATCGTCTCGAAGCGATCAACGGTGAGCGTCGTCCGGTGAACGCTTATCTTGAACTTGATCGCCCTCTGTTCGATCGTGCGTGGCGGGAGATCAGTGTCGAGTATGACAAGCTCGGCGCTCGTGTCTCTGAGATCGCGCGCACTGGCGAGACTGCGATCTCGGGGATGGTGTCGGCATGAGCGCGCTGAGCTTCGAGCATCGGCAGACGCTCAAGATCATGTCGGGCGACGTTGAGATCGAGCGCGTCGACGTTGTGATCATCGACGTGCCGACTTTCGAGAAGCTGCGCGAGGACAGCGCTGCGATCGCTCGCAAAGAAGTTGCCGAGAAGACGCTGCGCGATCTGCTCTACATCACGAAGCGAACCGACATACCCGGTTGGTTGATAATGAATCGAACGAAGAATCTACTAGCCGAGTGGGAGCTTGCACAGTGACCACGCTGAAACCCGGCGAGTTCCCGCTCTGGGCGTCTCCCGATTGCCCGCATCTGCCCGAGCGTCAGCAGCCCGACGGCGCGTGTCTGATCTGTCTCGACTGCGGCGTTCTTCGAGTGATGATCGTCACATGAGCAGCGCGCGCGGGACATCGAACAAGAACCAGACACCCAACTCGGCGCATCGTCGACGTCTTCGACAGCACTGCATCAATCGCGACGGCAACGGCGTCACGGTGCTGTGCGCGTTCGGTTGTGGCGTCGAGCTCACTGTCGACACTGCGACTCTCGATCGTTACCCGCTCAGTGGGCACGATCGCGGGACGTATCGGAAAGACAACGTTCGCGCTGCGTGCGGCTCATGCAATTCGAGGCACGGCTCGCTCGATATGCACGTTCGTCTCGGGCACAAGGTTCGCAGTCTCACGCTCGGCGACCCGATCGTGACTCTCGTCGACGACGGCTTCACCGTGTCGCTGCCGTATCTTGTGGAGCTCGACTCGTGAGGGTGTTCGTGCGACTGCTCACGTTCGTCGCTGTCGTCGCTCTCGCGTATGGGGCGATGGTTGCTCTCTCGATCGCGGTCGAGCTTGTCTGGCCTGCGCTGGTGCTCTCTGCGATGCTGTTCGCGTTGTGGCTGATTCTGCGGCGAGTCTCGTGAAGGTCTTGGGGCTCGATCTCAGCCTGACCGCGACGGGTTGGGCAGTGCTCAGCGATGTCAGCGCCGCCGCGCATGGGGTCATTCGATCGAAGGCGACGGCGCGATTCTTGAAGCCGAGCTACAAGCTCAAGCGCGCGCCGCACTCGGGCGACTTCGTGCGAAAGCACAGCGACGTCGCTGCGAGACTTGCGCAGATCATCGACTCGATCGAAGCTGTCGTCACGCTTGAGTGCGATCTGAATTGGGGCGAGCTCGATCTGATCGTCGTCGAGTCACCCAGCTATGGCAGCGTGAGCTCGTCGCTCGATCAGCTGTGGGGGCTGTACTGGGCGACGCTCGTGCAGCTGCAGCGGTCGGGGGTGCCGATCGCGACGGTGTCGCCGAACGCTCGCGCACAGTACGCGACCGGCAATGGGGCAGCGCCGAAAGCGTCAGTGGTATCCGCTAGCGTGAGAACGTACACACTTAGTTATAGTGACGATAACGAAGTCGACGCGACAGTTCTCGCGGCGATGGGGCTCAGACACTTAGGCGCACCGCTTGAGCGAGAGCTCCCGCAGTCACATCTGAACGCTATGAGCTCGACGCTCTGGCCGAACAAGGAGATCGAATGACAACAACGAGAACGTGGCACACCCCGACGCCGGGAGCAAGCTACGAGAACAAGCAAGCGTGGCTAGATCAGCGCGCGGGTGGCGTGACGGCGACCGAGATCAGAGAGCTCGTGAAAGGTTCGAGCACGGTTCGTCGTCAGCTGATCGTCGACAAGATCAGCGGCAACTTCGTCAATCTCGACGGGAATCGCTACATAGATCGGGGCAACATTCGCGAGCCGATCATCGCGCAGTATCTGCTCGACAGTTTCGAGATCGAAGCGTGCGATCTTGTGTACTCGGGCGAGAACCCTCGACACTTGGCTAGCCCTGATGGGCTGAGCGCCACGTTCGAGAGTGATCGCATCACGAGCGAGATCAAGACAAGTAAGCACGATCTCACTCCCGGCAAGATCGTCGACGGTGTGCTCGATGCGATCGCGCGCGGCTCGCACTTCGACAAGACTGGTTACTACGACCAGATGCAATGGCAGATGCACGTCATGGGTGGTCTGCGCGTGCTGTTCGCGTGGGAGCAGCACGACGACGACTGGCCTGACCCGAAGCCGATACACGATCGACCGCTCTGGTGCTGGGTGCCTCGTAACGACGAGCGCATCGCTCAGCTGATCGAAGTGGCCGATCGTTTCTTCGTCGAGTACGACGCGGCACGCATCGGCACGATCGCACCCGTTTCAGATTCGCACGTCGACCCCGAGATCGCTGAGCATGTGCATGCGCTGCTCAAGTATCGCGACGACGAAGCTGTCGCGAAGAAGCTCAAGGAGATCGAGTGGGTGTGGCTGCAGAACAAGATGCTGCCGACGAAGACGATCGACGACGACGCGAAGCTCGATCTCGCCGAGGCGACCGTGACAGTGTCGACGACTGAGACTCAAGGCAGCGACGTCGACACTGTCGACGAGATTGGGATGCGCGAGCGCGCGCCGCGTCTTGTGGCGCAGTACGATGCTTTGCGCGCTCGATTCACGACACGAACCAGAACGCCGAGCTCGTCGACGACGAAGCTCACGATCACGAAGAAGAAGGAGATCACAGAATGACATCGAAGGAGATCACGACGCTACCGTCTAACGGCGACGTCGACGCATGGACACCTGCTGAGCGAGCTATCGCAGACGCTGCCGGTCTAGTGTTCACTCACAGCTACGGCGCGAAAGAAGGCGAACGCGAACCGGCGCCCCGCGCTGTCGTCGAGAAGTTTCTGCACGTCGCACGCATCACTGGGCTCGACCCGCTCACGCGCCAGCTGTACTGCATTGGGCGCGCGATGGGCTCGCGTGTCGAGTGGTCGATTCAGACGAGCATCGACGGCTTTCGAGTTGTCGCGGAGCGTTCGTCGAAGTATGCGGGACAAGACGCAGCTGAGTGGATGACCGAGAAGGGCGAGTGGGTTGACTGCTTCGTGCCGTCGCTGCACGGCAAGAACCCGCTCGCTGCTCGCGTGAAGGTTTATCGCGAAGATTGGCCGAGTCGTCCCGCTGTTGGTGTGGCCGAGTGGAGTGCTTATGTTGGCACGAAGCGCGACGGCACGCCGACAGCGATGTGGGGGAAGATGGGCGCTCTCATGCTTGCGAAGTGTGCCGAAGCTCTCGCGCTGCGCAAGGCGTTCCCGCAAGACTTGAGCGGACTCTACACGAGCGACGAAATGAGTCAGGCTGTCGTCGAAAGCGATGTGCCTGCAGCTGCTCGGCGCAGCGTGGCGTCGTCGAGCGAGATCGTCGAGGGTGAGATCGTCGAAGACGTCCCGAAGTCTGAGGCGAGCGCACAGCGCGCGAGCGAGCAGCCGATCGAGATCGTGCAGCACGAGGGCGCGCGTTCATGGCGTGAACTGGCTGACGATCTCACCGACGCCGACGCTGTGCTCGCACTGTTCAACGAGTGCCGCGACGCTGGTGAGCTTGGGCTCACGACCGACGTCGCCGACGAGACGACTGGCGAGATCGTGAAGATGCAGCTGCGCGTCTATCTGCGCAAGCTTGGCGAGAAGCTGCGACAGATTCAGGAAGCTGGCGACGACGGCGAGACTCCCGCAGTTCTCGAAGGTAGCTAGTCGTGCGCGTCGACCCGGTTGACATTCAACGACTGCAGCAAGCAGTCGATCAGTTGACCGAAATGCACGACGACAGCGCACCGTTGAACCCGGTCGAAGTCGAGCGCGCCATTCGTGATGCTGCGAACTATGTCGGCAGATCAGTGCGCATCGTGAACGACGCGCTCGATCGGTATCGTGCAGCGTCTCGCGAGTATGATCTCGCCTACGCTCAGGAGTTGATCGACGCGCCCGGTGCTGTCGCCACTAAGCGCTATCACGCTGAGATCGCGACGACGCAGCTGCGCAGTGAACGCGACGCGGCTGAGATCGCGTGGCAGTTGGCTGATCGTCTCGCAGCTGCAGCGTCGAAGTGTCTGACCGCATATCAGTCGATCAACAAGTCGATAACGACGATGTTCGGCGCCGCTGGTCACATGGGTCAGGGTGGCTAACGCGCCGACATCGTCGACGTGCGCCGTCGTCGACGAGAGAGATCAGCGGTGCTGTGCGCGCTGCGGTGTCTACGTCGACGGCGGCTCTCGTCATCATCGGCAGCTGCGTCGCTTCGGTGATCACAGTGCCGCCAATTTGGTGCTGCTCTGCGGCTCTGGCACGACTGGGTGCCACGGCTGGGTTCACTCGCACCCGCACGAAAGCTATTTGGCGGGGTGGCTGATTCACAGCTGGCATGACCCCGCAGAAGTCCCCTACATGAGCGCGATGCTACGCTCGTACATCACAACCGATCGAGAAGGAAACTCCCACACCATGACACTCTCAGAAGTCACTCAGCGACGCATCGAGCTCGGGCTCTCCGCATGACGTGGGGCAGGCTCGACGACAAGCTCGCGTTTCATCCGAAGACTCTCAAGGCTGGCAACGCGGCGATGGGGCTCTGGGTTCGAGCTCTCAGCTGGTGCATCGCTCAGCTGAACGACGGTCGCGTGCCGCACGAGATCGTCGCGGCGCTTGGTGGTTCGCAGAAGGATGCCGACGCTCTCGTCGCTTGTCGTTTGTGGCATGAAACGATCGACGGGTATGAGTTTCACGACTGGTCGATCTGGCAGCAGACGCGCGAGCAAGTCGAGGCGAAGCGTTCAGAAACAGCGTCGAGAGTCGCGATCTGGCGCGAGACGCGACGTAACACATCTGTAACAGCGTTACATGAATCTGTAACAGCGTTACAGAAAAGTACGCACTCACGCGACGACGCGAAGACTGCGAGCTCGAAGACGAAAAGCGACGAGCTTGAACCCAAAACCCGCGAAAGTACGCGGAAAAACACAGCATCGAGTAACGCTGTTACAAACGCGTTAGTAACACTGCTAGATACAGATACAGAAAAAGAAAAAGATATGCACGCTAATCGCGTGCTCTCTCGCACTCGCGGCACGCGATTAGCTGAGAACTTCGTCGTCGACGAGCATCTGCTGCGCTACGCTCTCGACAAAGCTCCCGCCGTGAACGTCGAGCGCGAGATCGAGAAGTTCCGCAACTACTGGGCGAGCGCGACCGGCGCGAAAGCGGTGAAGCTCGACTGGGGTCGGGCGTTGCAGAACTGGCTGCTCAGCGCTCAGCAGCGAGCCGAAGACAACGGGTGGAAGCCGTCGAAGTCGCAGCCGAAAGATTCACAGAGTCGACTGGACTTGTGGCTCGCTGCTCGGGGCGTCACACTCGACGAGTACGAAAGACGCAAGATCGAAACTGGTTGGCTTGAATCGTTGAGGGAGATCACCGAATGAGCGACGATCTGACACCGCCGCACGATCTGCTCGCTGAGCAGTCGACGCTCGGTGGCATGATGCTCTCGAAGCGCGCGGCGCTCGACGTTCTCGAAAGTGGCATCGCCGGTCGCGACTTCTACATTCCGAAGCACGAAACGATCTTCGACACGATCGTCGAGCTCGTGAACAGCGGCAACCCTTGCGATGTGATCTCGGTCGGCAACGCACTCAAGTCGGCTGGGAATCTCGATCGTGCTGGCACCGCCGAGTATCTGCACACTCTGACGGCGATCGTCCCGACTGCGGCGAACGCTGGCTACTATGCCGCGATCGTCGGGTCGAAGTCGATTCTGCGTCGACTGATCGAAGCTGGCACGCGCATCGTGCAGATGGGTTACGCGAGCGAGGGCGAACCGCTTGAGTTGGCTGAGCGAGCACGCACTGAGCTCGACGCGACGGTGCTCGCGCACTCTGCCGACGTCG